ATCAGTACTCGAAAGTTAGGATTCCTACATACCTGCCACGTCACATAGTCCACAGTGATCGTGATGGATTTGGCGTGGTTGGGAGGAATGTTAATCAAAATACGGTTGGCCGCAAGGCCAGGTTCAAACTTCATAGAAGGGTGTAGCCACCCTGGTTCCCTACCTTCGATCACATCTACGATGTTCTGTTGGTGGGGGAAGGTACGGCTATGGAGAAACTTCTGGCGGAACTCGGCGAAGGTAAGATCGTGGACATCGCTGGAGGCAAACTGCTTATCCTTTAACCCTAGACGGGTTCGGTCAATCTTATCTGCAAAGACCTTGTCTGTGCGCCGGTAATACTCATATGTCTTGATGGACTTGCCAGCTGAGCCGCAAGCGGCGTCAATGGTCATACCTTCTGAGACACAGCCCAGGATGATTCTCTTTGCTATATCAGCCGAGTTGTCAGCCATTAGACTCCTAGTTTAATTAAATAGCTCTATTGTTTGTGCGACGTGTGACACGTCGAGTAGCAGTAGTTCTGGCTGGTTTGACTTGGGTATAGTCAACTGTTGTACCTGAGGAGTAGGTAATCTTCTTGCCAATATTAGAGTTACCGCCAGCGGCTTTGTTGGCTGCTGCCTTAGCTGGGGTAAGGACCGTCTTGTATTTACGAGGGCCGGTATTGGAAACTTTAATCTTGGTAGTATCACCCTTAGGTAGCTTGACAGCCTTCTGAGCTTGTGAACGATCTACTGGGGCTGTCTTCTTAGCCATAATGGTTCCTTAATTTTGACGGGCCGGAATTGGTTTCTCAATGGTGGGTTAAAGCGATTCGATTAATAGTGGGCTATTGATAGAGCTGTCCCAACTAAAAGGTGCCGTCCAGCAGCGGGCTTGACGCCCGAGCGAAGCCACAGCGAGTGAGGGGTAAGTTGGTACTCGGCCTAGGGGCCTCGCCAGAGGACCGCGTAGGGGCTATCCTCACTACCGCCCCTACTATATATAAGGCAGGAAAAATAGACCATTTCCCGTTTACGCCGTGTGAAGTGTATCACACACGGTAAAAGTCCTGTTCAGCTTCACTTTAGCGTAGATTTTTTTGTAGGGAGTACAGTAACGGTCACGGCCAGAACTTAAAACGGGGGGTGTGTTTTCCTGCGGTCTGCGGTCTAGCCCTGCGGTCTAGTCTGTCGGTCTAGTCTGCGAGTCTGGTTAAAAGAATTACAGGGGCGCACTACCCAATCGGCACCGGATCGCCTATCCATTAACCCCTAATAAATAAATAACCGGCAAGCGATCCCGCTAACCCTTGCACCGGTGCCGATAGATCCGGCTCTTATCCCTACCGGCAAGCCCTAACAGGGCAGACACCACCGGCCTATCTGTCTACCGTGTTACCTATCTAATCGTTACCTAATCGTTACCAAATAAACCGGTCTAAGTGTTGCACCGGCATCACTATACGGTATAGTAAGGCATAAGTAATCAAGCGATTACCACTACCGATAGGAGAATAAGACTATGACTACCGATAAGGCTCTCACCGTTTACCCTTGCAGCTGCAATGGCTGCCGTAATTACCCTACACGCCCCGCCGAAATCTGGCACGAGAGCCAGATTGCAAGCAAGGCGCAGGGGTACTACTTTACCCGCGACACTATGAGATTTTTTAATAGTCGCATTGCAGATTTTAAGGCGGTAAGTATTACCGCCCGCGCAGATAGCTTGCTCGTGATCGTATCAAGCAAGCGCGACGATCTGCCCCGTGAGTACGAGATCGTAACCCTATGCCCTTATGGTGAATTAGGCCGTGAGTGGCTCAAGGATAGCGACGGCTCACCTATTGCACACTATCCGACTCTAAAAGCTGCCCGTAATTCTGCGCGATGGAATTGCACTATCGCCCCGCAGATATGCGACTGTCACGGCTGCGCCCTAGATCGTGAGGGCAGAATATGAGCGCGGTGGCGTTTAAGTGTTACGGGTGCGGGGCTAGCTGCCTTATGCCCGCAGGGTTTACCCCCGTTCACTTTACGGGCAGACTAGCTCACTTATCGCGGGGCTATTGCACGGTATCGTGTGCCCGTGTAGAGCTTAACCGCTTAATAGTGGAGCGCACTAGAGAGTGGAATTTTCATAAAGAATTGGGGGAATTATCGTGAAACTTAACCGGCGCGGGCGTATTGTGAGGGCGATCCTTATTATTCTGGCCTTAGCCCTGGCACTATGGGGCGCGGGCAATCTATGGTGGACGGGCGGGGGATGGTGTATCGGATCTATGAGTGAGTGCGTAGGTATCTAGTGGCGTACTATCTCGCACCGGCTTACCGGTGCGGGGTAGTCTGCTCCTAATAGGTAGGGCAGAATAGAGAGAGGCAAGACTATGAAAGAGTGCAAGAGCTGCAAGAGTACGGAACTAGTCTATAGCGGGGTGGACGCCTTCATTCTAGGCGTACCTACTGAGACCTATTGCTATCCCTGCGCTAATCGTCAAGCGCGAGAGGGTGCGGTGGCGTAATGAGTGCTAAGGCTAAGCGTTACACGATAATCAAGGACACCCACACCGGCGAGATCTTAGCGGTGGCAGACCTAAGCGAGGCGAGGGCGAGGGCAATCGTTAAGGCGTACCTTAAGGCCGGCCTATTCGTTGAGGCGGTGGCCTAGTGATAATCGAAAGAGTACGCCCTAGCGGGGCGATAGTAGTAAGCGCACTAGTCTACTGGCAAGGCGTAAAGTGGCTAGAGAGTAGTACCTATTACGGCTATAGCGTGCGGGATGCTAAGCGTAGTTACCGCGAGAGCTGCGCCCGATTAGGTTATGAGATAATAAAGTAAGAGTACGGTATAGTAAGGTAAGGCTATAGGTTATCTATCGCTCTCTCTTATCGGTAGTGAGAGAGGGCGGTAGAGGGCAAGTAGCCCTAGATTAAAGAGAGAGAGGGCAAGATTATGCTAAGTGATAAAGAGAGAGGTACCGTCATATTTGCACTAGAGGAATATGCGAAAGTGTTAGAAATCGAGAATGATTATGACGCTAAGAATAGTGTACTGGAACTAATCTGGAAACTAGATATGAGTGAGAGAGAGGGCAAATAATGCAGCTACAAGAGATAGATACGATCCAGGATCTCAAGGTATGGGTTGAGGAGAATATGCCAGGGGCAAGGCTGACCCAGGATAGTGCGGGCGATATCGTCATCCATACCGGTCTAGTCTCCACTATGGGAGGATATCTGCACCCAATGGAGGGAGAGTGCGATAAGTGCGGTGACTCTTATGAACTATCGAGTAGGGATGGCAGGTGCGGTGATTGCGGGAATTGTGGCGATTGCTGCACCCATAAGGCAGGGGAGGGCAAGTAATGGCATACATCTACACGCTAGGAGAGGTGGCAAATATGACGCCTCAAGAACAATTAGAAGGGCTGAAGGCTAGGCTATTCCCGCCTAAGTTTATTGTAGGCACCGGTTATATTGACGCCAGGCAGGTAGCTATCGAATACTTGCAAGAACTTATAGCGGAGGAGGGCAAAGAGTGAGCGATTACTATTACGCTGCCGACCCTGCCTTTTATGATAACTCAGAATGGATCAAGTGTGATACGTGTAAGAGAGAGTATGACCGCAAAGAATATAATTCTGACACTTGTGTAGAGTGTGAGAATAAGCTAACTATCAAAGAGAGAGAGGGCAAGTAATGAATACACCAACGATTACGGAAGAGATGGAATGGTGCGAGATCGAACTAGCCAACATCAAGGCCGGTTTATTTTCTATGTACACGCAAGAATATATCGAGGGTGCAATATCTGCACTTAGACTAGCGAAAGAGGGCGAGTAATGAAGCTATGGGATGAATGGCAATTTAAGACTGGCGATATTGAGTACGATAAAGATGGTAATGAAGTGGTCAAGATTGACCTCACCCTTACTATCGCTGCAAGTCGAAGTGATGTAGTCAATGCGCTGACCGATTTTCTAGAGAGAGGGTTAAAGTAATGAACAAAGAGTATCTAATTGCTAAGGCTAATCTATGTCAGGAACTGGCGGTGGAGCAGCTAACTAATGGAGAGAATGAGGAGGGCGTCAAGAATCTCAAGCGTATGATTCGTGCGCTAGAGGAGATAAATATGATTAACTACCTAGAGGAGAGGAAGAGAATCGTATGAGTAACTTTTATTCGACTAACCCCGATCTTGTCTATCTCTATGAGGTGACCGACCCGCAAGGTATAGCCCTATGGGGAGGAGAGAGAATCCAGGATATGTTTGACTGGCACCGGCGAACGCCGGACTCTCGTATCTTTATCTCCACTTGGGAGAGTGATGAGGAGGATGCTCAGCTAGTGGGCAGACCTATCGAGATCACCTCAATCGTGGCCAGCAAGGTGGGTGAGGGCAAGTGAGCTTTGCTATTGGGATCATCATAGTATTACTGATAACCTATGCACTTATTATTACGGAGGAGAAGTTTAATGACGGAGATCGCTAGAAGGATAGAGTCTGCCAAGCGTAGCGCGGTAATCTATCGAAACTATAGGCGGGCGAGGGAGAGGGCATTAACACGCCTATCCAATGCTTACCCTGAGACATACAAAGAACTGCTCGAACAGGAGAAAATTGTAGATGAACAGATGGGTAAGAAATGGCTTGATCTTGACGGTAATACTAGTGAGTCTATGGATATTGACACCGATACACCACCTTCGAGTGGAAGAGAGCGCGAGCAAGCCAGCACCGGTACAGACCAAGGCAACGATGGAGGAGAAGCGTGAGAACAAGCGAATCGCCAAGCAATATAGTCGAGCTCTCGGATATACGCACAAGCAAACAGCGTGCCTTATCACCTTATGGACCCGTGAGAGTAGGTTTGACCACCTCGCTAAGAACCGACAAGGATCCTCAGCTTTCGGAATTGCTCAACTCCTTAGAGAGCGCAGTCGAGAGCCTTCAATTCAAATCCTTCACGGTATACGATACATTGGTCATCGCTATCGAGGAGATGCGTGCCTTGCTCTCCAACATTCTAACCGAAGAGGGTGGTACTGATGCTGACTGGAGTTAGTTTATTCGCAGGAGTCGGGGGCTTTGACCTGGCTATGCAGCGACAAGGAGTAAAAGTCGTTGCCTCGGTAGAGATAGATGCCAAGTGCAACGAGGTGCTAGCTAAGCACTTCCCAGAAGCAACACAATTTACAGATGTAACTACAGTCAAGGGAGAGGATTTAATAAATGCAGGATTTACACCAAGCACAGGAATTATTACAGGAGGATTTCCCTGCCAAGACCTCAGCGTCGCTGGCAAGAGGGCTGGTCTTGCTGGCGAAAGAAGCGGGTTATTCTGGGAAATTGCAAGACTTGTGGAAGAAACGCAAACAGAATACTTCGTCATCGAAAACGTCCCTGGTCTGCTATCCAGTAACAAAGGAAAAGATTTTGGAGTCGTCGTCGGAACGATGGCCGACCTCGGGTATTCTCTTGGATGGAGGGTGCTTGATGCTCAACACTTCGGAGTACCCCAGCGACGGCGTCGTGTCTTCATCGTTGGCCGACGTTCTATTGACTCAACAAGTCCTGCCGAAATACTATTTAAGTCCAACGGCTTGCGAAGGGATCCTTCGACGAGCCAACCGACGGGGCAAAGAATTACCGGAAGTACTAACTAATGCTTTGGTACACCAAATCAAGACGAGCACAGAATAGTGAGGACTACGAAACGTGGGTGGATGGTGGCGTTATGCCCACACTAAATGCTTTTGACAATGGAGATATAAGAACAACAGTCATTATCTTTCACCCTCACTACCACGACGGAGCTAGAGTACAAGGAGATACTATGAACACTCTTACATCACGTATGGGTACAGGTGGTAACAACGTATCTTGCGTTGCCACTGTGACCACGACGGCAGATGTGGTTGGATCATTACAAGCAAGAGACTATAAGGGAGTAGGTAATCAGTACGTGGCAGAGAACAAATTAGTAGTTTCATTTGATACGCAGTTTGGATCTAATGCCACAACCTTTGAGGATATGTCTCCGACTCTTAAAGCTAGCCAGCAACCACCATCAGTGACTGGTAGTTCAGTACGCCGCCTTACCCCAGTCGAGTGTGAAAGATTGCAAGGTTTTCCTGATGGTTGGACAGAAGGACAGTCAGACTCTCAACGCTATAAGCAGATGGGAAACGCCGTAGCAGTTCCAGTAGTTGAATGGATCATACAAGGTATCTGTGATACTATTTGATCGCCTCCTTTCGGAAGTACTAGCCCTCACCGTTACCTCTTTCCGGTGGGGGTTAGTGCTTTAACCACCGTTACTGTAGAACCCTGGACCCTTGAAAGTGATGCCAGGAGATGACCAGACACGAGACATAGACTGACTACAACTGGTGCAGATAGGTGCAATTACCTCTTCGTGTATCGAGCGTTCAATAGAGTAAGTGGTACCACACGCATCGCACTTGTAATCATATGTCATAGCTTCACCGCTTCCTCGATGTCTAAGTACCCTACTATCTTATCAACCTTGTCATTACGATCAAACTCTGTGGTCGCTGGCATCGGATGAGTAAACCACTCTGGCTCTGGCATATCAGTCAAGTCAAAGGAGTAGATCCCAAGTGGAGTGGAGTTAATATAAAAGGGTAGCAAGTCTCGGTGGTAGGCTTGAGAGATCAGCTTCTGGTACTTCATCTGCTCTATAAGTAGCGTAGAATAATGGGTTTGGCGACACTTCAGTTCGATAAAGTGTGCAGCCTTGGGACTAATACAATCGAAGGCATCATAGATTCCTGGTGCTCGCTGAAGATCCGGATAGAGACTGAGCTTCAGGAAGTCAAAGAGAATTGCTTCGTTCATCGCCAGGGACTAATCCCACCAAGGAGATCTTGTAGTTTACGCATCGAGTTACTTACCCTACGATCTGCTGTAGAGACAGCGCACTCTAATACTTGTGCTACTTGTGCAAGGGTATAGTTATCGTAGTAGCGATAGGTTAGTAACTTCTTATCGTACTCTTCCAAAAGAATGAAACACTTCTTAATATCAAGCAGTGCAGCAAGGAGGTTGCCACCTTCTGATGGACTAGATGAACCCTTAGGTTGCCCATCTCGGATCATCTCTTGTGCTTGCTCAAGTACTGTGCCATCTACTACTGATGCAATCACGAAAGGTAACAGTTGACCCAAGGTAGCAGACTCATAGTAGGCTTCATCGGTGGTGTTATAGCCAGACTTAGTAGCCTTCTCTTTACGACAGTAACGCTCAGCATTGCGTAGCATCTGCCACGCAACACGCTTCTCATTATGTATACGTTGCTTAGTATCTTCAACGTCAAGTTCATTCTTGATCCAACCAGTACGAGAGATGGCCCACGAGTAGCACTCTTGCAGTACATCCTCACGCTCTACCCACTGGGAGAATCTTTTATGTACAACACTAGCAACCGAAGGTGCTATGTCATAGATAGATGGATGTATCTCACTCATTCTCCGGTACCTCTGGCCACTTACCATCGAGTACCATCATTGCAATAGCACTGTAGTTAAGTAGATCAAGGAAACTATCGCGTAGTGATTCGTTAGAAGGTTGCACATCTGAGTCAATGAGGTTGTTGATGCGAGCTATCTTGTCCCACATACGTACACGCAGACCATTAAGTGGTCCACCTGGTGAGTGAGCAATGTTCTTTGGGCCGTAGTCGTGATGCTTACGCACCAGTAGATTGCCAGCTGCATCCATAATACGCCATACATCTGTGATGAACTCTGGATCTATCTTGTCTCGATAGGTCGTATCAAGATAGTCTCTGTTGCCATATCCACTTCGAGGATCTGGAAGCCCATATGCTGCAAAGTCTGTATCATCTGTAGCCATTCGTCTCTACTCACCCTTCTCACCAACCAGCAAAGCTCTGGTTGCATCCGCACCGAATTTTAAGTAATGGTCATTTATGTCCATACCAGGTGGTAGTGTAACAATAACCGAGTTTAATATCTCACTGGCGACACGCTTGGAGAACTCAGCTCCAGGGTTAGTGCCATCTTCTTTGATGTCATTATCACCTACGATAAAGACTGTGTCATAGCCTGTAAATAACTTAGCAAAGTGTGGCTTCCACGCCTGCACTCCTGGTACTCCGACTGCTGGGATACCAAGGACTCCGCTAGTAATGACTGTATCTAACTCTCCTTCGCAGACCACAATGTATGGTGACATAGACAAGGTATCTTTGACGTTATAGAGGTGAGCCTTCTGCCCTACTGGGCTACCATACTTAGGCTTACCATCGTCTAACCTACGAAACTTGTAGCCTACGCACATATCAAGTGCTGTGATGTAGGGAATAGAGATCCATTCCTCATACATCTCGTGACCATTCATAGGATCAGTCACTGTGCCTAGTTGGAACTTGGCTGCTACCTCTTTAGATATCCCACGTTCTGCTAGCACGACGAGAGCTTCCGGACTTATTGCCAGTGCGTATCTCTGCGCCGCTTCCTTGAGCGATTTCGACTGCACGTTTGAGGCCATCCTTAAACTCCAAGTTCTCTTGTATGCAGACAATGCTGACTGCGTTGCCACCCTTACCGCAGGTGTGGCAGAAATATAAATTATCTATTGTGTTGATTACAGCAGACCTACGTGAGTCAGAGTGTAGAGCGCACCGTACTGATACTGCTCTACCTTCTCTGACCTCACCTCCATAGTGGGCAATGATTGCTCCTATGGGTACAGCTGTAGCGTCTAGGTCGCCTTTGTAACGCTTGTTCTTACGAACCCTGGCCCAATCTTGTGCTGACATTCACATCCTCCACACTTCTCGTGCCAGTGTGTGGCACGTTTCAGATGGTTCAGTGAGTTCTCCTCACCTGCCTTGGTACAGTAATCGCAGATCATACTTTCTTTGCTCTCTTCTTAGGTGCAGGCTTTTCAGCAACGTACTCTTCTGTTGCTACTTCAGCATCAGCTGCCTTGATTGCTTCTTCGATCTTAGGTGCTGATGGATCTACTGGGCCTGTTGTTGTACTGATAATTCCTTGTGGTACTGGCATATCCTTCTCCTTAATCCATTGTGCTAGGTCCTGGATGACCCAAGCCTTATCTATACCGGAGTTGCGACGCTTAACCACAACATAATGCAGTGGCACTTCCCCTATACCACGTGCCTTAGCGTAGTTAAGCGCCTCAACTTCGGCTTCAGCCCAGAACTCTGGTAAGTTCACGGACTTTCTATTCTTGAGTTCTAGTATGTAAGTCTTTCCCGCGACTATGCACACCAGATCTCCTTCATCCTTAGCGCCTGCCTTCGTTAGCCTTTCAGCTAGTAATCCAACAGAGCGTAAGAATTTCATTACATCAGTCTCGAACTGAGCACCTTTGCGTCCATTAGGATTAGCCATTGGAGCCTGTATCGTAGACTGCTTTACCTTCTGCATCGGTAGTTACCTTAAGAATCTTCAGATCTATCAGTACCAGAATAAGGTTACGCATATCGTTACGCAACTGATTGATCTCATTCTTCAAGTACTGGATCTCAGTTTGCTGCTTCGACATTGTATCCTCCTGAATACCCATACTGTTGATCTTTCCTAAACATATTACCCCAGACAGGATCGTCTGTTATCTGACACGCTGCGTAGTTGACGTACAGAGTTGCATAGTCTGATGCGTCAGCAGTGTGTGGTCCAAATCTATTCTTGACCGCAGCAACCTTGAGGGTTGCCTGGTTGGGATCATAGCCCAGCGTTAGGATCAACGCCGGTAGTTGACTTACCTTACCGTGAATTGCACGTCGTGCTGATGGGTTAGTAGGGTTGCCATACTCACTTTGCTCGGACACGTGATGTAGCACAAGTACACAAGCCTCAGTCTTACGAGCCATATCGTGAAGCTCCATCATAATCGCACGTAACCCAGCCCATTCGTTATCAGTCTCAGCTGCAACGTTCATCAGGTTATCTATCACAATTAACTCTGGTGCTATTCCATACAGTTCTATGTAAGCCTTGATCTCTAACTCAATATCATCTAGCGATGGTGATGAGTCGAAGACCCACTTGATGTGCTTTAACTTATCAAAGTGTTTATCGTAGTGATGAGTGTTCTTGGAAAGATTGCCTTCTACTGACAACTGTGTATGACCAGATGTGTGAGCAGCAGCTCTCATCATCACAGTTGTTGTGTCAGTATCGGCTGAAAAGAATAAGGTTGGAACTTCTGACTTGATCGCATAGATCAGAGCAAACATAGACTTGCCTGCATTCGGTGCTGCTGCCACCATACATACTTGTCCACGTCTGAATCTGATCTGCTTAACCCCTAGAGGTTTCCACACGTCAGGTAGTGGTGTTGCCTTGGTAAGCACACCACCCCAAGCGCGGGATAGATCAAGCAATTCGTTCCTCCTTAACTGTTATCTTTCGTTGACGTCGAATGAACCTGCGTTCACCCTCAGTGATGCCTCCCCAAATGCCGTGACTTTCATTCTGTATTCCCCACTCAGCACACTCTGCCTTGTGTGGACATCTACCACAGATAGATTTAGCCATTAACATTTCGGTACTATTAGAACTTCCAGCTTCCTTCTCAGGAAACCAGAAATCCCCACCTACACTTGCACATAACGGAGCCTCGTACTTTGCTGGCTCCCGCATTTTATCGGATAAAGATAGGGTCGCACTTGTCCATAGCACCCTTTGGTGCTGAACACATATGAGCCTTCCAAGGTCCTCGTGCTGATGTTCCTTCACGGTAGTTCATTGCACCGTGACGGCAGGTTGGTGTATCACCGGATACTGGTGTTGCATTAAATGCCTGGGCAACTGATGCCACTGTTGGTGCTGGTGCAGATCCAACACCTAGTTCGACTGCTGTTGCCTTGATGTTAGCTGCGTTCATTGCGATATCTGCTAGTCCTGATTCTAGTTCAGCAACTGTTGCAGCATAGAGATTGATAAGTGTTCCATCAGACAACTTGTAGTTGATCTGGAACTTTGTTCCTTCTGTAGCCATTTAGTTTCCTCCACTTGGTTTGATATTGAGTCTTGCTGTTTCCTGTCCAACACTTACTGGGACATAACCAATAAGTTCTTTAACCTTTTCTTTGTCAACTGTCTCACGACCTTTAACCTTTGTCCAACTGATTTCAATACCACTGGCTGTAACACCAATGGTTCCTTCGAAAGAAGTCTTGATTGAATCTCTTTCAATTTCTAACTCTTTAATCTTTGCATCTAATTGTAGAAAGTGCAGTGCATTCTTGTCAACTTCTTCGTCCTCAATAACTACTTCACTAAGGACGATACGTTCTTTTTTTAAGCCAACACAACCCATCATTCCTGATGCGTCATAGTATTGACAGTAGCTCTTACAGAATGTTGCATCCTTCTCTGGCTCTGGAGCAGTCTCCATTGCCTTGACTTCAGTTAACCACTCCAAAGCCTCTAGTGCAATATCTTCATCGTAGGGTTCTGAGTGAACCTTGACATCCTTCTCAGCACCATCACGAGCTATAGCAACCAGATTAACTGTGTTAACTGTGTGGCCATTCTGCGCTAGTAGATATCCATAGATCTGTACCTGCCAACGCTGTTGCTTTGATGGGAAGTAAGAAAGGTTCTTGACCTTGCTAGTCTTCCAGTCAATGACAGCACCGGTGCTAGGTATAAACAAGTCCACGTGTGCTTTCATATCACCGTGTGATACCTCAGTCTCGACAAGGTAATCCTTGCCATCTGGATCTAGGTGTCCGATTGCTTCCTCGATTGCAGCGTGGATAGCAGTACCCATAATCGCTGCAAGTTTAGATTGATCTTCGTTGGTATGAGGTTGTCCATTCAATCGGTACCAGACCTTACGACGGCAACCACCAATTTCTGATGGACCTACCTGTGTCTGTGTACTGCGATCACGAGTGGCATCCTTGGCGTGGAGCACTGTTAATAGCAGTTCTTTTGGATCAGTTATCATCTGACTTCTCCATCATCATCTCTAAACGTGCAGCCATATATCCTTGTTTAAGATAATAGTTAGCTGCATATTCATCAGTCATTGCGATCTTCTTAATCTCTTCCATTACTTCTGGTCCCTACGTGTTAGCCAATAATCAAAAGCATACGCTGCTACGAAACCAAGCAGTAATCCAAATGCGAACTTCAACATCTTCTTCACCCTTTCTCCTGAGTAACTAATTGAATCGGAGGACAGGTGTTCACGTCAAGTACCGACGCGATCTTTACTGCCCTTTCTGCTACCACCTTAGCCATCAGCAAAGACTTGCACGTTCCAGGCTTGAGCGAGTAGAGATAACCCAGAGCATAATCTCCACCACTACCGGCTGTAAAGAGTCCACGTTCACTGGCGTTAAATGATAGATCTGATCCGATAGAAAACAACATCCCATCAAATGCTAGAAGGTAGGCAAAGCTGGCTTCCTTGTCAGATGGATCGTAACCATTATCTTTGAATGCAGCAAAGATACTAGGCAGTATCTTCTTACCCATCCACTCGACAGGATCGTAGTTCTTATACGTTGGTGGTTTCCAGTTGTAGGCAAGGATATCTCCTGGCCGTGAGTCACCAGTAATACCTAGTAGGTAGTTGCCGATGTGAATAATCTTGGGCGTCTGGGTAGATATGATGCGCTGATCGTTGTCGGTGATCTGTGAGTCAGCTGCCATCACAACGAAGTCAGGTCCTTGGATACCAACGAGAGTTGTCATTGGTGGAGTATATCACACGGCGTGTCTTGCATTCTTAATGGTGGGTTAAATGTACAATATGAGCGTAAGCGAATAACGGTAAGCGGCCCCTATGCGGGGCCGAGGCTGAAAGCCGAGAGGCGACTGACCACAGGAAGGAGCCGTGCCGGACAATGCTGCTCCGTCTACTCCACCTGCAAAAATTCTTAGCCAAGCGTAAGTTCTACGATGGCCTTCCTGAGCCTTTTGGAGCCGATCTGAGGGCCTTAGGCCCGATCCACGCCTGTACTTGTGGCTGCACTATGTTCAACATTATGGCAGCCTTTGAAGATTATGACATAGTTTGGTGGCACTTGGACGGGACCTGTGCCAACTGTGGAAATCTAGTCACCATCCCTTGTCCTGTGGATAACCCTGATGGACCACAAGCTAACGGATATTAATGAAGAAGCCAGGACTGCGATATGCTCAGTCTGTGGTCACACCAAGATTAAACTCAGAGACAAGAACAATCCCATCTCCAGCAGGTACCGGTGCAAGACAGTCTATAAACGTAACATTGACAAGTCACAGTACCCATACAAGATACACAGAAAAGAATCCTGCGAGAAGTGTGGCTTCATCCCAGTCCACATCAGCCAGCTCGACGTTGACCACATTGACGGGGATCGCTGGAACAACAACCCGTCTAACCTACAGACACTCTGTGCTAACTGTCACCGTCTCAAGACTCACCTAAACGGTGACTCAAACTCTGGCATATTTTAGGCATAAAAAAATAGGCCCCCACCCAGGATTTCTCCTGAGCAGGGGCCGTTGCCTCGCGCTTATGGGCTAATTACTTAGCACCACGACCAAACTCTGTTGCCTTTGGGTCTAGTGCCTTGAGCAATGGACCTGCAATAGCAGCAATACCTGCTGTTGCTAGGGCTTTTGGATCGGTTACTCCTGCAAGGTATAGAGCAAGTACTGCTGCTACTCCTGCACGAAGATATGTTGCGAGCATTGATTTCATCTTTGCGTTCATTTCTTCTCCTTCTTCTTAGGTAAAGGCTTAACTGCTGCCTTCACTTTGTTGATGGCCTTTGGCTGGGGCAGCCAAGGGAACCAAGGCGAGGTGTCGTTGCCGCACTCTTCCTTGATCGAAATATGGAGGTGCTTGTTGTGAGGATTGCTACCTGTGTAGATGTGCTCACCCTTACTCTTTGACCAGATCTTGCCCTTGAAGATGAGGTACTTTACACGTGGATCTTTCTGTAGCTCTGAGTAGATCACCTGGCAGTAGACACCCTTCTCTGGATCGTGTGTCAGGTCTACTGCAAAGCCTGAGTTGTGATCTGAGTTAGGGTTCTGATGCACGTGTGCCTTCGATGGTAGTAACCCATCTGATGCCTTATTGCGCTTAGGCCAGTGTGCTGTTGCTTGACGCAAGACTGCGATAGCAGCAGGGGTTGCCTTCTTTGCTAATGGAATCATAGTTCCTTCTTTTGAATTAGGATCTGGTAGAGGATCTCTACCTTCTCTTCTAACCTCACAACTGAATCCTTGAGACTAGACCCAGAGTTTGGTTTTAACTCTGCTAGATAATGTTTGACTAGCCAGCGTACTGCTGTGGCAAATCCACCAATTAAGGTCATTACGGCTACAGCGATAGCTGCATAGTCTTGTGCGATCACGTTACGCTCCGGATAGTTATGAGTAGGACACCACCAAATCCGCTAAAGCGAGTTGATGGTGGGGTACGGTTGATGAAATCCATCTCTTCGATAAGTCCAATGTAAGACTCACCTGTACGGAAATCCTCAATTCTGATTGTGTCTCCAACGTTTTCAACAGCTTCGATCTGAGACATACGATCATAGGCTGCTCCATCTGAGCCTACTTCGTTACCAAACCTGTCCATCTCGTGGTCGTAGCACATCAACGGATACTGAATCAAGCGCTGACGTGGGATAGCAGGTAGTGACTTGATCTGGTAGCCAGTAAACAGTGGCCCCTTGGTGCTATCTGTAGTTGAACGAGTAAGCAAAAACCTAAAGCCAAGATACTCTTGTGAGGTATTTGGATAGGCAATGTTGACTTCAGGTACTTCATCACCTTGAGCAAAGGTACCGATGTTGAACTCATCTCCTGTCGAGGTGATTGAGTACAGGTTCATAGCACCATTGGTAGTATCTACACGAGCCTGGAGCTGTTTGAAGATCTTCTTCTCAAGTGTGTTGTAACGGATAAAGCCTGTCTGTAAAGATCCACTAGGTAGCAGTGTGGACTCTGACTCTATGTAGATAGCACCATCTGATCCATTGCCAGCGTTGACATAGGCAAGGCGGTTGGTATCTCCCATAAAGGCACAGGTAGTTGTGTAGTGACCTAACGTGTCATCTGGATCGTAGAGATCCCAGGCATAAGGAAATGTTAGCGTGCCTAGGTCTTGACCTAAATTAATACGTGTGACACCAGCCTGTCCATCTACTCCACTTGATGCCCAGGCATATTTATTGCGAAAGGCAAAGTCATAGACTGGTTGTGGTGATTCAAAGAGTAGTGGTCCGTATTTAATAGAACCATCTATTTCTGGCTCTGCTACACGCATACCAAGGCTAGTACCGATGAGCATATATCCCAAGTAGTACGAGATCTTGTACGTTCTCTCACCTACTGGTAGTTCAGCTGCTGTGATAGCACTAGTCAATGTAGGCATTACACCTGATGTATTGAGTGTGAACTTGTAGATGTTGGACTGAATACCGGCATAGCCTGCTACGTAGATTGCAGCACCTGATGAGGTGATGCTGGTAAAGACGTGGTCAGGATCGTTATGGGTATAGACAGCTGTAGGCATTGCACTAGCTGATGAAGCAAACTCATAGATCTTGTCGTTGACGCACATAATGATACGCTCTTTGGTGTATTCCATTACAGCGTTTTCTACAGTAATGCCATTGTCGCTAAACATTAAAGTAGGTGATACAGAACCATCATCAGATAGTAATTTCTTGTAGACTCTCAGTCTAGGAGTTCCGCTAGCAAGTACGTTAGTTACCCAGTAGGCATAGACTCCATCATCGCAGATTGCGTGTACTGGATAATCAGTGCCAGAGTTATAGTCCACAAAGTGGATAACTTCTGCTGTACCTGTACCTGCTGGTGAAACTACCGCAGAAGGTACATCGGCTGCTGTCTTAGCATAGGTAAAGGTTGTTGCTGTAGGTATGGTAGTGATTCGATACTCGCCATTGAAGGTAGCATCTACCCCAGTAATGGTGATCTGCATACCTATAGATAGGCCGTGTGCAGCTGATGTAGTCAGCGTTGCTACGTTAGATGTCAGCGCCTTGTTGGTAATAGATACAGTGATGCGTGGGAATACCTTGTCCACATCAAACTCATCTACCAATAGAATACCGTTATAGAGATTGCTACTCGTAGTCCACTGGATAGATCGAGCGATCTGCCAAGGACGACCATCAGTTCTAATGCCACCAGTTACTGTGTGTACGTTATCGCTATCTTTAAGTAGGGTTGCTTGACCCTTCTCCCAGACGTTGACTCCCTTGGACTCTGTGTACTGGAAGCGTAGCGACTCATCCTGGATAGGCTCAAAGAACTTGATGCCTTGGCCATAGTGGAATGATGACTGTGAACGTAGCCACCAACCGGTAAGTGTCTGCTCACCTGGTTCACGTGACTGGTCAATCTGTTGCTTACGATACTGTGCCGTGACACGACGATATGGTTGATCGTCTAGTGGTGAGATGAAGAATGGTAGACCTGCGATGGCTACATCATAGGCATAACCACTAGGAGTGTATGTAGCACCTGCTGGATTGGAAAGGGTTAATGGTAAACCCTCCGAGATATCATCTCCATACGGCATTGTTGACTCCTTAGTTGTTTGTTATTGCTGCGATCTCTTCACCTGTTAGACCAAGTGCCTGTAACTTTGCCTGAGCTGCTAGCTTGGCATCAGCCTTAGCCTGCTCTGCCGCTTCACGCTCTGCCTTCTCAATCGCAGCAGCCTGTGCATCTACTGCACGCTGTTCGATCTCTTCAGGGGTTAGGTCCACATATGAGTGTGTTCCCTTTGCTACATCTACAATAAGTTTCTTATCAGCCATTGTTTTCCTCCATTATGATTACGTGTGTGGCATCTGGACAAGACCAAGTGCAAGTCTGCTCGTCGAATGTCACCTTATCTGGGTGGCACTCTGGCTTTGGTGCAATGAAAGCATCGCGGGTTGCATCGTATGAGTAACCGATACCTGCGTAGTTCTTGCGGATGTTCCCGTTGTAACTGGTCTTAACCCAGGTACCACCGAGTGAGTTCATAAAGGCTTCGCCTTCATCTGGCTCGCTGTTATCGCCTACGAGTACACGTAGTACGATGTTGTTCTCATCTATTTCTGCCCAATGACTCATTCTTTTTTCTCCCTATTAACTTGCTATTGGATAACGAATAATTACAATACCTGAACCGCCTCGGTTGGATGTATAAGGTGAACCTGGTCCATTAGAGGCACCACCGCCACCGCCGCCTGTGTTTGCAGTTCCAGCAGTTGGTGCAAGATAGGTACCGCCGCCATTGTTGTAGCCACCATTTCCGCCACCGCCTGATCCGCCTGATGCGGATGTCGTTGTTGGATAACTAGCACCACCACCACCGCCTGCGTAGTAACCACTGACTCCAGTGCTAGTAGCACTTGCCCAAGTTGAGTGTGCATTAGAGCCTGCGCCACCAGCGCCGCCAACAGTGCTGCCACCAGCGGTACCAACTGCAGATGCTCCACCACCACCACCGCCACCAAATCCTGAACTTCCACCTGCTGCGCCACCATTGTTGCCTTGTGATGGTGATGTGCTTGGAGTATTACCTGCGCCGCCAGATGCTGAATCGCGTGTTCCACCGCCGCCAGATCCACCAGATCCACCTGCGCCATAGGGTGTGCCACCGCCGCCTGTTGAAGTAATTGTAGAAAATACTGAATCAATACCTTTTGCTTTGACCGCACCACCCGCACCAACAGTTACATTGTAAGATGTAGCAGTAAGTGACAAACCAGTAGCGCTTCTATATCCACCAGCACCACCGCCACCACCAAGATCATCATAGCCGCCACCGCCACCTGCAATAACAAGGCAGTCTGCTGTAAGTCCTTGTAGTGGGACGAATGTTCCACTTGAGGTAAAGGTGTGGTACCAGTAGGTTCCATCGTTATCAATACGGTTGCCACCGATAGCCTTTGGCGCAATGACAGGTGTAGTGCCAAATGCTGCTATGCCATAGAGCGAGAAGGTTGAGCCTGCTGCAAATGAACCACCTGAAAGATCAATTAGGATTGTGTTGATTGCTGCTGTGTTATTCCACAATGTTGCTTGCATTTGATTATAGGAGAGTGTTGCATTGTTTTCAGACACTGAATCAGATGAAAATGACTTAGCAGTTGAACCTAGGTAGTTTGGAATGTAAACTTCACCATTGCCAAAAGTATTGGCAGTGAAGTCTGCACCTGGCATAACGCAAGATCCACCACGAGAAGTGTTTCCAGAAGAAAATGATGCAGCAGAAGAACCATTACCAGACAAAATTCTATCTGAATAACCTGATGTGGTTGAGTTAAATGTTAGGTTCATATTCTGACCACCGTTGGCAGTAGAACGTGCAGATACAACAATCTTCAGATCGGTATAACCCGATTGTGGGATGTTGTTAAATGTAATACTTGCAGTTGTTGCGTTAAGTTCGATTCTTTCGAGTAGGATATAATTCTCGGCCATTATCTAATCTCCCTTATCACTTTGCATACCTGACTATGACTACGCCTGAGCCGCCTGTGCCACCTGTTGTTGTGCCGTAGTAGTATGAGTCTCCTCCACCACCTCCACCGCCTCCAACGTTTGCAACGCCATTGTCTCCATTGCTTCCACCAGCGCCACCATTCTGACCGCCACCACCATCTCCACCTGGTCTGCGAGTAGTACCGCCACCACCTGAACCGCCACCTGCAAAGAATCCATTAAGGCCAGTGCTTGTTGGAATTATCCAAGATGAGTAAGCGTTTGTTCCATCTCCACCAGTTGCGCTACCGTCAGTGTTACCTGCTTCGCCAGCACCTCCACCACCGCCTGCTAACTCATAATTAAATCCAGCACCACCGTTAAATCCTTGACCAGATGTATTAGAGCCAGCAGTACCGCCAGTGCCAGTACCAAAGCCACCACCACCACCAGAACCACCTGTTCCACCAGTGCGTCCTGTACCGCTGACACCTAGCACACCAAATCCGCCACCTTTAACAAGGGTAAGTGAACCAAGTTGTGAGTCATTACCAACGGTTCCATTTGCGCCTGAGCCACCAGCGCCACCTGATCCAACTGTTACGTTATGTGAAGTAGCTGCTAAAGATTGAGAAGTAAGCAAGAGCACACCACCTGCGCCACCGCCTGAACCTCCACCATTTCCGCTTGCACCACCACCGCCACCGCCACCGCCTGCGACAACTAGCACGTCACAAGTAAGTGATTGCTTAGGGATAAAGGCAGATGATGCAGCAAAGGTGTGATACCAATACTGTGAATCTTCTGTGATGATACCGCCAGTTGCTTTGGCAGCTCCTTGGTCAGCGTTGGCAATTCCATATAGTGAGAATGTGGAACCGACTGGGTAAGTATTGGAACCACCATTATAGTCAATAAAATTAATTGAAGTAATTGCTGACGTAGAACGATATAGAATTACATTAGCCCCTACTTCGTTATTTGTTGCTGAATTGGAACGAGAAAGTATTGTTTTGAATGTATTTGTATTTGCATAGTTTTGGATGTGCAAAATAAAATTACTATTTGCACCTAAACCAGAAACTAGCCCACCAGTAATACCGTAAGATTTATTACTTTCACGATACGAAGCAGCACCACCAGCAGAACCAACCAATAAAGTTGTTGAATAATTTGTTGCCGTGTCACTATTAAATCTAACTGCTGTTGTTACCGCTCCACTTGATGGCATTGTTGCAACTACTATCAAATCTGTATAACCACTAATTCCTGTCAGATCAAGGGTTACTGATGAAGTGGCAGTACCAACGGTTGTCTTGCGTAATTCTGTATATGTATTTGGCATATTACTTTACCCCGTATAGTGAGAATTGGCTGTACTCTTGAAAGTTGGCAGCATTAGAACTTGTAAAGGATATTGAATTTATAGCTTCTGTAGTTCCATAGTTCATTCCAGAGTGAAGTGCAACTGTCCCACCAAAACCAGCAATAGTTCCGTTGATATCAACGCCACCAAGGTTTCTAACTGTTTTGTATTTTGTAGTATTTGCATAATCTAAAATGTCTATAATGTTTGCACCGTAAGCGCTTGAAACATTTGTTCCAGTCCACCCAATTAATATCTGGGAATTGCTTCCACCACCTGATGCAGAAGCAGATGATCCATCGCCAAGCAAGTAATGTTGTGCGTAGTTACTTGATAGACCATTAACTTTCAAATATAAACCATCATTGCCATAAGTGGATCTATTAGTTTTTGCTGAGACACGCACTTGCAAATGCTTGTAGGTATTTGGAATACCTGCAAAGGTGATTGTGGCTAGACCACCTGAAGGTACAGTGACAGTTGCCAAGGCATCATAGGCACCATCAGGTCCGGCAGCACTACGAAACGATGAAGCAATAATTCCTAGGATTGGAGTCATTAACTAAGATCTCCTACCACTGTGAATGTGTTAGTTCCTGTGCAGATGATTGTGGCTGCTGAGTACTGAGCACGTAGCTTGGTGCCAGTGCCTGTAAAGGATGTAGTTCCATCATTGGCTACAGTTACCTGTCCAGTACCGATCTGCTGAATGTTAATCTCTTGACCTGTAGTAAAGACTCCGTTAGGAATTGTCAGGGTGATACCTGAAGCATTAGATAGGGTGACGAGTTTGTTGACATCGCCTGCTACCAAAGAATATGTTGTTCCAGTCTGAGCGTTAATTGTCAAGGCTGGTGTAGAAGGTGTAGCCCACTTGAGTCCAGTTGCTGTTGTCGAGTCAACTGTAAGGACTTGATTGTTGGTACCAGCACCAAGGCGTGCAGGTGTGGCACTTGCTGTTGCAGCGATGATATCGCCCTTAGTTGTGACCAAAGACTTAGGGATAGCGCCATCTGCTGTTGCAACTCCTGCTGTAAAGAAGGTTGCATCATCACCGGTAAAGACGTGCTTGACGCTAGCACCGGCTGTATGAGCAATGGCAGAAGATCCAGCACGAGCACGGACTACTGTAAGAGTATCGCCAGAGATGCCAGTGACTGCTACGATCTCTTCGTTGTTAGTATCTACATCGAGTGCTACAAGGAACTGATCTACGTTACCTGCTGCAAGTGTGACACCACCCATTAGGGATGAGCCAGTGCCTGCTGCCACTGTTACTGTTGTAGCAGAGTTTGAGATAGTAGCGGCAAGTTGTGTCGCAACCGAGGTTGTGGAGTATTTGCGGGTCAAGGTTTCACCTCATTGTTCATAGAGTTATATTTGTTAAGATACATAATTGCCTTCTCCAGTACCTCAGTACTATCTTTAAGCAATCCTAGTCCTGTGTTGCATTTGTGACACAAAATTCCGCGCTTCTGTCCAGTATCGTGGTTATGGTCTGTGTGCCAATTTGTTGCTCCAGGGTTATCGGTTTCACATATTGCACATCTGTAATCTTGTTCGGCTAGCCTTGTTTCGTAATCCTCTACAGTAAAACCAGAAAGTTTTTTTCTATTCCAATTTCTAGTTCTTTCATTGTACCGTTCTCTTTGCTCCAAAGAAGGTTTCCATAGTTTTCTACATTCTTGGCATTGATTGCTATACCCAGTTTTTGTAGATTTATTTTTATAGAATAACTCTGGTGCTTTATGTTCCTTGCAAGAACTACATCTTAATTCCATATTAACGACTATAGTGGATTCTTATCGGATACTTGTCGGAAAGTTTGAGGGATTCATCCTGTAGACGCTGCTGGTATAGAGCGTAGATATAACGAGATGAGTTAGCACCAGCTGCTCCTGGAACCTTGCTATCTGCAAGGTCAGCCTCAGCTGAGGTGAGGTTGATACGACCTGGATCAATGTAGGAAAGTAGTCGGTAGGCAGCACCGAGAGTAATAACATCTCGACAAGACTCAGGTAGACCAGTGACATCTACAAAGTCATCACTGTTGCTATCCATTGTGTTAGGTGTTGCTGAGTACCAGACCTGCACTGTACGTCCAGGTTGAATGTTAGAGTAGATGCTTACTGTCTTTTGTGTATTAAATGCTGCTTGGTTAGCCATTAGATCTTGGCGCCACTTGTTGATAGGCAACCACTCAAGGCTAGATCCTGTTGTCTGCCAAGACATAAAGAGGACATTCTGGACATCATCTGGCAAGGCATATGTTGTCTGGCTTGCGTTGAAGGTAAAGGTAGTCGAGTAGATAGACCACAACTTAGGATAGACAGAGTTGATCGTGTCGTTGATTGCTTGCTTAATTCTCTGACGAGGAAATGTAGGAGTAAGAACTACCTGTGCATATTGGCTATGTGGTGATGGTGCTGTTCCTTGGAAGCCACGTCCAAAGCCAGGAGCTGCATTAAGAGTGTTAGTTGACTTAGCAAAGTTATCAATCCAGATCAACTCATCGTCAATCTCTACGATACCTTTAGCAAGGTTATCTGCCGATCCCACCTGAATAGCAAGATCAGTAGTTGTAATAGCATTATCAAGATAAGTGATTCGATCTTGCTTGAGCGTGTAGCCAGCAAGGGATGATCTTACTTCATCCACCATCTCGTTAAACGTTGCCATCTTTTACCTTTTCCTCATAGAAACGAAGGTTGCTTATCAACCGTTCTTCGTTTGGACTGATCTCTACTGCTTTCCTACCGTGCTCTACTGCTGTCTTAAAGTCATTTAATTGCCACGCAGATACTGCTACTAGGTCGTGTGCCATATGGCTCCACGCCCAATTCTCTGCTAGAAAGCCCATAGGCTTCTCTGTATATTCCAAAGCCTTCTTAGCCACTAACAGACACTCATCCCACTGTCTTGTCAGGTAGTAATGCTGTGCTAACGCCAAGATAGATTCTCTGCTGGGATACTCTTCAGTTCCCTTGATGAACCACTCTTCAGTATTCTTAGGATCTACCTTGCCTAGTATTCGACAAGCTGCGCTACGCTCTTGTGGAAAGATAGATAACTCTAAATACTTCTTAAGAGTCTGCGTAGCCTTCTCGTTCTGCCCGTGATAGGACTGTTCTCTACCAAGGTAGTACAAGTTTCTAGCATCAGGATTTTCTTCTACTGCCATCTCTAGTAGCGGTAGGTACTGAGCACGTGATGTCTCTTTATTCTGATGATGGTGGATCTCAAATCCATCTATGCGAGCTTTGCTCTCTACCTCTTTGCCATACCACTGAGGCACTTCGTGGATCGGATACATCCACCGGACATTGTGCCTGCGGTGTACCTTGAACCCATCAAACTCTGTAAGTGGTTCACCCTTTTCATCAAAGGATTCTATGCGTCGGTATGATGGTCTATCTATACCTAACTCGTGTGCCTTCTCCAGATACCAGCGCCAACCTGGGCTTAGTACCTCATCTACATCTAGTGCGATGCAGTAGTCTACGTCAGCAGGTATTACTGCTAGCGAGGCATTCCTAGCATCGTCGAATCTAAATGGCGAAATATGGATCGGCACAACCGTAATGCCAAGATCTCGTGCAATCTCAACGGTTCGATCTGTTGATCCTGTATCAGCAAGGATGTGGTAGTCGGCCTCTTTACTGGACTCATACCAACGTTCAACGCATTTCTCCTCGTTCTTGCTAATTGTATAAACTGCTATTTTCATCTTGACAGTATAGCCTAAACTATGCTATGTCGCCTACAATCAAGAAGTTGTTGCTTGATGTGCAGATCACTGTTGCTGCTGACTTGTTAGCTCTCAACTTTGGTGCAGCAGGTGTAGCGCCAGCCGAAACGATAGTGACGCTAGGACCTGTAAAGGTCACCTGTCCTGCTCCATATTGTGCTACGTGGATCTGATCGTTTGCAGCAAAGACTGATGCTGGGACTGTGACTGTGATGGCAGCAGCATTGTTTGCTGTAACCAACTTGTCTTTATCACCAATAACCAATGTGTATGTGGTACCAGTCTGGGTATTAAAACCTGTGAGGTTGGTGCCTGTTGCACCTGTCGGTCCGGTAGGACCTGTGGCTCCAGTAGCACCTTGTGGACCTGTTGGGCCTACTGCACCTACTGGACCGATAGGTCCTGTGTCACCTGTTGGCCCTGTAGCACCAGTGGCTCCTGTGGCCCCTGTAGGCCCTGTAGGGCCTGTAGCGCCAGTTGGTCCCGTAGGTCCAGGTACTGTGCTATCGGCTCCCGTAGGCCCTGTTGGACCCGTAGGACCAGTACTTCCAGTCGGTCCTGTCGGACCAGTATCTCCTGTTAAACCTGTAGATCCGGTGGCACCAGTTGGTCCAGTTGCTCCAGTAGCTCCCGTAGCCCCAGTTGGGCCTGTTGCTCCCGTTGCTCCTGTATTTCCTGTAGGACCTGTAGGTCCAGTCGCTCCCGTTGCACCTGTGGCTCCTGTACTTCCTGTTGCCCCTGTGGGACCTGTTAAACCTATTGGACCAGTTGGTCCTGTACTTCCTGTGGGTCCTGTTGGACCTGTGGCACCCGTAGGGCCTGTGTCTCCAGTTGAACCAGTAGCGCCAGTAGCGCCAGTATTGCCAGTGGCACCAGTGGGACCAGTAGCGCCTGTAGGACCTGTTGCACCTGTTCCTCCAATCGGACCAGTTGGACCAGCAGGACCTGTGGCTCCTGTTGCTCCTTGACCACCTTGTGGTCCTTGGTCATTAGAAAATGTTAACCCAACTTGAGGAGTGGTGGATTCAATAACAATAATTGTTTCTGACATTAGACAGTCACCCCTGGAGTCACAATAAACTTACCTTCAAGTAAGCGTGTATTTACAGCACCTGATGTAAGCACTAGGTCATAGACATAGCGATTAGGTGTAATGTTTGTATTGGCAGAACTAAAGGTTACTGTCACTCTTCCTGCATCATTGTTAAAAACAATTCTTCCATTTGCTGTGGTAGCAAGGAGTGTGGTTGTAGTAGAACCAAGGAATGGTCGAACAGTCATAGTTCCTGTATAACCGGCTAGGTTCCAAGGAGTTCCATCTGTTGCCACTGTGAACTGGAATGTAAAGGTAGTAGCCTGATCGCAGACTAGATTATATTTCGCACTCAAGATTCGAGTCCTTGGAGAGCAGCGTTAGCAGTGAGGCCAGTAGTCCCAGCGATACGATTGCATACACCGCTGTAATCAAGATGGGTGTTCGCATTCCCCGAAATACCCGCGATATCATTGAGAACTCCTACTGTATCTGTGTGCTTTGTTGTTACGCCACGAGCTGCTGCCCAACGACGAGCAGCAAGTGCCTCATCTACATACTGACTAATAGGTGGATAGGTGCCACCATTGGCAAGACGATTAAGTTCTGCTACTAGGGTTGAACCTGGATTTCCTGTTGGCACCTTCTACCTCACTTCTTCTTTTTGGCTACTGCTGCGTTATCTACCAAATTTGGATATGGACGACCATTTTCTTTGGCTCTTGCTTTAGCAGCAGCCTTTTGTGCTGGTGTTAACGCAGTTGATTTCTTCTTTGGATTTTTCTTATCCCAAAATGCTACGGGTTTCTTTTTCATTAACAGTCCCAAGCCCTTCGCGCTTTGTTTAATCTGCTGTTAGGATCTTTGGCAGCCTTTGGAAACATCTTCGCCTGACCTGCTGATCGAGCGCAATATGATTTGCGACGGGCAGCAGACTTAGGCGACTTAGCCGCTTCTGCCTTTTTAACAGGTGGTTTTAGATTGCTTCCTTGTGCTTTAGCACTAGCGCGACCTTTAGCGTTAAGACCACCTTTAGGGTTCTGTCCTTCTTTACGCTGCCACGCTGGAGTCTTAGGCATTACTTACACTTACACATCTTCTTGGACTTGCCACACTTCTTGCACATTCCTGCCATTGGCTTCTTCTTCATTATTTCTTACCTCCGACGCCGGTTGAGATTGCTTCGTATGACATAAACTTTGCTACTGATGGGTACTGCTTATCTGATGCTGGGTATGCTGGAGCCTCTTCAACATTCTTAACGAGGTCAACATCGCCTTTCATTTCTTTATCCATTATTACTCCTTGTATTTTAGGTTAATTCCGTCAAAGGCTTTGCCACCTTCTTGGGAGATCTTCATAGCCGCATCAATATCAGGCTGTCTTGTAGAACGGGGTTCTACTCCTTGACGGATTGCGTCGTAGTAACTACCTAATTCTTTATCGTGAGCTTTAGCAGTCTGGATACCACGACTACTTGCTGCCCCTGTGCTCATCTGTAGGCCCATAGCCTTGCAGCCAAAGCACCCATCTATTGTCTCTGGATGTACTTCCCAATGTTTCATTATGCCACCGGTGTTAGGTAATCGCTGTAACCAGCGTCAATAAGGATCTGTGCTTCTGCATCAGTAAGTGTATATGCGTGTCCACCAAGATAGTAGGTGTCAGCATTTGCCAAGTCATCTTGGCTAGGAGTTCTGTTCTCTGTCACAGTTGTACCGTTAATCAGTAGCGATACTCCACGTGGGATATCTGTCAGAGATACTGGAATTGTGCCATCATAAGTTCCACCTGTGATACGACGTCCTGCCAAGCGAGCATAAGGTGTGTAGTAGTTATCTACCCACGTCTCGTTGTTCCAAGGTGTTACTAGTTTGTATGGCATATTTCTCCTTTAAGTGATGGAGGCAGGTTTGACCCTGCCCCCACCGTGCTCAATTAGTTGATTGAAGAAGCTGTCTCAATACGGTAGAGAGCTGCTTCACGGAGGCGAGCAAAGCCACCCATATAGTACCAACCGATGGTACGGAAGCGACGGAGCGCATCAATCTCTGGACCGATAACGGTTGAGATGTCTTGTGCCTGTGCTTCTGCAAGTGCTTCACGACCAGCGATAACTGCCTTGTAGACGTTAACTGTTCCTGAGTTCGCAGCGAATGGGACACGTGGTGTCTCAACTACGAATGCACCTTCGATTACGCCGACTGCACCAGCCACGAATGGTGTGCGATCTACGTACTGTGTCAATGCCTGGAATCCGCCGGTGCCTGATTCAGCACGGAGGTCAGCTGCCTGACGTGGGTGTAGGTATGCTGCGTACAAATCATTGATACGTGGCACAGCCTTGTTTGTGCGGAGCTGTGTGACAGCCTCGCGGATATCTGCAACGGACATAACCATTGAAGATGTGATTGTGTTTGTTGTTGTTGCTGTTCCTGCGTAGATGACGTTTGAGCCACCTGTGAGGGTTGTTGCAACTACAGAGTCAATCGAATCTGCTGCGTTGTAAGCGATGATGTCAGCAAGTGCTGAGTCAACATCGTTGAACGAAGTAAGGTTCAACTTCTTTGTTGTTGTTACGGCTGATCCGTACTCGTTAAGAGTTACAGTTACCTGGTTAGGGTTGCCGAGTGCGATTGATGAAACATCTGACTCTTCTGTGAGAGTTGATGTTGCCTGTGCTAGATCAGAGTAGATTGAGAATACTACTGATGCACCTGGCATTGCTTGCTGTACTGGCTTAACATCTGCAAGACCGCGCATAACAGGGATGCTACGAAGAGCCATACGAACATATTGATCGTATGCTGTCTGTACGAGTGCAGTAATGTCAGCTGTACCAGTGATTGTACCGCCTGGTAGTGCCATTATTTTTGCCTTTCGTTAGTGGTTAAATTACATTCCAGACTCAGCAATGATGGCGTCCAGTTCTTCCTTTGAGTTGGCATTCATCAAGCGACTCATAATGTCTTGTCCACGTTCAGGTGATATACCTGCGTTAGACGCTGCACTTAGTCGCTTGTATGCCGCTGCATCGGCTGGATCTACATTTGCTGTTGCCTGGTTTTGCTCAAGTTCAATACCGAAAACATCGGCATATTCTGTGAGCCATTTAGACACAGACTCCTCTGAAGGGTCTATATCCTGTGGGATAAAAGAAGCGATCTTCTGATTTACCCCGCGAGCTGCGAGGGCGTCCTTGATTGCTCGTTCACGTTGGCCTTTAGTTAAGGTTTCAAACTGGGAACGTAGTTCCTGAAGTTCTTTATCCTTTTGCTTAGCAGCCTTGCGTAGTTGCTTTACAAGGTCATTCGACGAATCATTTGTGTAGTCATCGTCTTCATCCTCGTACTCATAATTGGACATAGTCCACTCCCTATCATTAGTTGATTGACGTGGGCCTCATAGTCTGTTGGGGTACAGGTATGGCTCCCACTACTGGTTTTATTGTCGCTCCACTAGACCAGTCGTTCTAGTGGCAGGCTTTATATTCCTCCGGCTCGTTCGCGGTCTATTGCACCACGACCAGATTGACCAGAGAATGCAGCAGTTTCAAGTGCTGTAAGTTTCTTGGTCTGTCTGATTGCTGCTGCCGAGTTGCCGGTATTGAGTACAGCGTTTTCTGCTGTCTGTTGTGTGTAAGGATCTTCTTTATAGATTGAAGCAAGTTGACCACCACGAATTGACGCTTCAGAGATGGTAGGCGCAGCAGCCTTGTACTGCTCTCCTGTGACCCCACCCTTTACAAGTTCTTCTGCTCGTCCAACTGATACAGGCTCTAAGCCTTGGATCGAAGCAAAGCCACCAATCTCAGCGGCAGTTACCTTGCGCTTAATGTCATTAATAGCATTCTTAGGATCAAGTGTATATGCCAAGATATCACCATTGGTAATTTCTGGATAATACTTCTTAAGCGTATCTATGATCTCAGGTGCTCCCTTGAGAACACGTTCCTGAGCAGTCATCAAACGATCTTCTAGTTCAACAGCTGATACGTCATTGGCAATAAGTTGTTCAAACCCAGTCTGACGACCTGTTGCATCTTTAGTCCAGTAAGTTGCTGGTAGACCGTATTCACGCATCAAGTTCTGGTAGGCGTCTTCTTTGGCAAGGTATGCTGCCTCATCAAGTGCCGTAAGACCCTTGGCAATACGTTGTGTATTAGCAGCAAAGCGCTTCTTGTATGGCTCTGATTCACGTAGTCTAATTGTAAATTCAGAAGGTGAAGCACCTGATGTAATAAGGTTCTTGAGTGGCTCGACTAGATCAGCAAGACCATACTGCTTGAACTGCTCCAACAATAGATCGTAGGCTGATTGGCGCTGAGCCTGTGCAGCCTGATTTGCTAGTGCTGCCTCCTGTTGCCCTGCAAGTTTGCTTGCGGCAGCATCATTAAGCGACGCTTGGTAGGTAGCATAAGCAGCCTGATCGGTGAATACAGTTCCGTCTGTGGCTTTGTACTGACGAACTCCAGTTGTGGCACCTGATGTTTTTCTTGCTGCTACAACTTCACGTAAACCTTGTGCAACTTCTTTATTAGCTGCTGCTTCTTCACGACCAAGTTCAACAGATTCTTTTGAGGTTTGTGCAGCCTTAGCAGCGGTACCAAGACCAGCACTTGTTTTAGCAAGTTCTGCTTGAAGTTTCTTTAGTTGTGCCTTAGTAGCCATTATTACCCCTGGAATCCAAAGTCACGAAGTACCTTAAATGCTGCATCTGATACTTCTTGCTTAGCGTTTTCTGTGTATTGCCAACGCTTGTCTTGCTTAAGTGCTCTCTTGAAATCGTAGATGTTCATATCACCCTTATCGGTAATAGCATTACGAAGCATAGGATCGTTGATGTCTACCTGATCTGCGTTTATTTCTAGCAGGTTAGCCATTGTCTGGCGATATGGAGCGTAGATCTGATCCAAGTTATATCCCTGACCTAATAGATCACGGACATACTCTGGCTGACCTTGTGCTGCTAGTTTACGTGCATCTTGTGCTAGACGGTTTGGATCAATAATTCCCTTTGCAATACCTTGCAATACTTGCTGCTCTGATTGTCCACCAGGAACGATATCCTTGACAGAGAATCCGTTAGCACGAGCAAGTTCTTGAATTGCTTGGTAGTCCTTCAGAGCCTGACCGGAGTAACCCTGTGTTCCTTTGCCAGCAATGGTAGATCCGATTGGTCGAATAGCGGCAGCAATAAAGTCTGTCGTCATTGCATCATCAATACCTACATTTGTAATGTACATATTCTCAGCAGCCTTACGTAGCGCTGCTGGATCTGATGCGATACCAGAACCCATTTGACGAGCCTTGTCAGCAATCTGACGCTCAAGAGTTGAGATCTGCTTTTCGTAGTCAGTAGATCCGTCTGCCTGACCCGTTGCTACCAAATCACGGTAGTTGTAAAGTTGAACATAGCGAGCCTTGATCTCTGCTGAGTTCTTACGGAACCAGACATCATCACGGATTGCCTTACGGAGTTTATCCGGAGTCCAATCTTCTTTTACGTAGCGATCAAGAATAGCCTTGAGACTAGGTACGTTATTAAAGATTGTTTCAGGTAGGGCAAAATCTTCACCTGCTGCAACGTCTAGTGCTTCATCACGCTGTTGTGCATCTGTTGCTACAGGAGTCTTTGGAGTTGTTTCCTTGCCACCCTTGCCACCTTTAGGTGTGGTATCAGTAGTGGTAGTAGGAGTTGATGGCGTTGTGCCAGTCTTTTGTGTGCCAACGTTGCGATACCCTGATGGCTGACCAGCCATACCTACATTCTCTTTACCTACAACTGGAGCAATAGGCTTAGTATTGGTGATTCTTTCTAATTCTTTTTCAGCTGCTGCAACATCACCATTTGTATCTTTAGCAATCTGAAGTGCTTCTTTAGCATCAGCAACTGCTTCTTCATAAGCAGACTTTTCTTTCTGAAAAGTTTTTGTTTCCTTCTTTTCAGTTTCAACCTTTTTAACTACATCAAGACGTGATTGTAGACCCTTGAGTTCTGTCTTATCTCTCTTAATAGCAGCAGCAGTTTCCTCATAATCAGGAGTTCCTGGCTCGTACCTGAACAAAGCATTTTCATTTTGCTCAATGCGAACCTTTGCCATTGTAATCTTGAAGTTAAGGTCTTTGGCAGTGTCTTTTCTTTCCTCTTTGACCTTTGGCTTTTCTTTAGGTGGCTTAATACCGGCAGCCTTGTAGACATCGCCCCAAGTCTTATAGGTAGCTATAAGGTAAGGTGCTTTGAGTTTATCAAAGTTACTGATCTTATCCTTTGGATCGTGGACCTCGGAGGCTGCCCACTCTTCAAACGTTTTTGCCATTAGCGTAGGCCTCCAAGTTCTTGCATCATAACTGCATAGGCATCAGTTGCTCGATTGGTCTTAGCCTCAGCTGTAGCACCGATCTGCTCTGTAATAAACTGTGTCTCATCTATACCACCACGAGTGCTTGAGAAACCTTTTCCAGACGTAGTTACTGATGGCTGCTTCTTCTGCTGGGCGTTGATAAGTTGTGTGTACTTATTCTTTTCAGCCTTGGTCAACTTGCGACCTAGTAGATCTTGAGCAACCGTATCGAGTAACTTGGCTGTCTGTGACGGGCTAGTTACATAGGTCTGGGTTGTGGTTTTAGGTGCTCCATCAGCGCCTGTATCCGCACCTTCCATACCAATCTGCTGAATATAATCAATAGGGTTTGCAGCAGTTGTGCCAAACTTCTTAGCAAAAGCAGCCTCGCCTTTATACCCAACGCTGGCTGCTACTAAAGCATTATAGAGCTTAACATCAAACTTATCGCTTACCTTGCCTTTGTAAAGTCCAGCATCCTTGAGTTGCTGTGCAATCTTTAGACGAGTCTCTGGGCTGGACTTACTAAGTCCGTTAATAAAGTCCTCAAAAGTGGTATCTGTTTTTTCAGCCATCTGTATCTCCCAATAGTGAGGCGAATAGCGTGTTGTATGCGCTCATAGTATTTTCGTTTGATCGTGCAAGTTCACGCATTCTAACGATAGTTTCATCCTTTAAGAATGTTGTGATCTTAGTTCCACCAGGAAGTTCAGAGAAGATATCTTTGTCAGCCTTGTATGAATCATATAGATCTAACATTTCTTTAAGCTGCTTCTGAAGTGGTCCACGTGCAGTGACCTTTGGATCTTGGATCATTAAGCGTAAGTCGTTGATGGCACGAACACGTGCAACAGCCTTCTTGCCACCTTCTGCAAGTTCTTCCTGGACCAATGGGCGACCAGCCTTAAATACTGCTGCCCAATCCTGGAACTCTTTACGAGCAATACTGCGCTCAACATCTGTGACAGATTCTTCTAGTTTGACTTCATACTCGTTCTTCTTTGAGTAATAAGCCTGTAGATCTGCTGCTGTTTGTACTTCTTTTAGGAAGTCATCCACGCGCTTGTTGTACTTTAGACCCATATCCTTCATAGTCTTGTAAGCATCCCAAGAGAAGCCTGACTTATGAGGGATCAAGAAGGCTGCGCCTTGTGGATACTTCTCAAAAAGGTCAGCATTCTTTTCTACCCAAGCACCAGATTCTTCTGCGTACTTGATAATAGCAACTGTTTTCTTCTCAGATTCAGGTACTGTAAATGGGATTTGATTAGGAAATAACTCTACCCATTTAGCCATAGCTGCGTCATAATCGCCAGGATACTTGTCTAGCAAGTTGTTCCAAGCCTGCTTAAAGTTAGCATTTCCATTATCGCTAATCCATCCAGCCATCTCAGCCTTGAGTTGAACCTGTGGTGTAGCTGGAGCAAAGAAACCATAGACAAAACGTGTACCTAGAATTGCAAGCGTTGTGCTCTTAATACGCTGACGGTACTCTTCTTGCTCTTGAATGCTAGGAGGAATAACGTTTCCGAACTCATCCTCTGTGGTCTTTAATCCGTGACCTGCTGCCTCAAGATATGTGACTGCTTTACGCCAAGCACTGGCATATTGTGAGTCACGATCATCTGTGCTCATTGTTTCGTAAAGACGATTGACGTGAGCAGGTAGGAATGCTGACAAGAATGAACGATCTACAGCGTACTTACCCATTGTGTACTGGGTAATGGTATCTGCTGCTCCTGGAGCACCAAATACATCTACCAAGTTTGTAAGAACTTTGACAGATACACCGGCTAATGGACCGTTAAATGTAGGAATAATAGAATCTTGGTTTAGAGATGGTGTGAGCATCTTAACCTGAGCACCAAATTGGACCGGAAGTGGAGTCTTAAACTCTGGCTTAATGCCTAATCCTGCCATTGCAGTTTGGACTGCACGGTAGACTGGCTCTAAACCTGGGTAGACGAAGTACTTCTCGCCTTGGTCATCCTCTTGAATCCAACCATTGTGGCTAATTCCATCATAAGTAAGTGCTGCTTTGCGAATAGAAGCTGGGTTGTATCGAACCATACGATATGCACGGCGATAGAAGTCTTCAGTTGCACGATAGAAGCGTGAGAAGTTACGCACTCCAAATGCCAACTGTGTACGTACTAGTGGGTTATCTACATACTGTAGGACCTGAAGTACTGCACGTTCTTCGATAAGTTCAGCAAACTGGCGCTTAGCGCGTTCTGTAGCAGCGGCAACGGCAGCAGGATCGCTCTGATCTACCTTGCTTACTACAGACTGAATGTAGGCATCTTCCATACCTGACTTCTTCATTGACTTACGCATAGTAATAATCTCGTTAAAGACCATAGGCTCACGTGACATACGGGCGTTAGACATACCTAACCACTTCCAGCCTGCTGTCATTAGCGAGGCTGTGTAGTTTCCGGCGTCTGCAACTGGAACTAGGTTAGGTCCAATAGCATACTCAGGCACATCATCAAATGTCTTTGGTAGATCATCAAGTGTTAATTGACCTGAGATACCGTATTTGGTCTTTCCTGTTGCCTGGTCAACGTACTGATATCTAATCTTATCAAGAAGTTCTGTGTTGATCTCTTTAAGACCATCTTTGTCAATACGCTTAGTCTCAAAGATCTCTCGTGCGCGAGTGTAGATAATCTCAGCGTGTTCTGCATCTGTTACGCCCCTGGCTTCTAATTGGGCTAATCTGCGGAACTCTTCGTTCTTTCCCATATATTCGATAAGTTCTTCGATTGCTCGACCCTTATCATCAAGGTTTGCTACAGCAATAGATCCTACTTCATCATTGGCGTAGTAACTAATACGCATAAGCCAGGTGAGCATTGATGCTTCATTCTCTGGCCCAATAGGGACTTTGTCATAACCACGTGATCCTGCTTCTTTTGAAGCAGATATGCGTGCTCTTCTGTATGCCTTAGCCTTTGGATCATTAGTAATGAGCTTCTCGCTACGTACACCGTGAGATCTGGTGAACAATTCAGCGGTTGTAATGTAGTCAGCACCACTTGATGCGAAGTTAAATCCACCTTCTGAGATAAGAGCTACAGAGTTATCTAAGTTTCCGTAGACTAGGTGCTCAGCAAGGATGGCTGCTTCGTCTTCAAACATAGGACCCATACCGAGATACTCTCGATAGCGGTTAACACGTCCTGATGTTAGGGCTGTTGCCATAATTCTGCGTGTTTCTTCTACAACATTGCGTCCAGATACTGTACGTAACTCTTCGATCTCGCTTTGAAGCCTTAGTTTTGTAGCATCATCTGTGGCTGTTTGAAGTTCTTTAGTCTTAGCGCTCATTGCATTACGCGCTTCTACGATATCTGCATCAATCTTAGCGATTTGTGCTTCGTATTTGACTGCTTCCTTCTTATTAAGAAAACGCATCATAAGACCTAGTGGGTTATCTGAGATTCCACCAGACTTACGTGCTGCTTCAAAAGCAGTATTAACACGAGTTGAAAGATAACGGCTCTTTGCCAGACCCCAAGGAGATCCACCGATTGCAAGATGGACCATAAGGTCTTCTGTTGCATTACGGATAGCATAACGTGGACCAGCAAGGGTAAAGAATGACCAATATCCGGTCATCTTATCTACCCACTCTTTGTTAGCTAGGCCAAGAGCGTGGTTAATAAACCCAGAACGTACTGCTGCACGGTCAATATCTACGATATTAGGAGCAGATACGCTTGTGTTGAAGTCAGACATAATGGCACCAACGCCTTCGTCCTTATCTCCAACACGAGATACTGCAAACTTAGCGTCACCCTTACCTGTAAGGCGGCGAACAATGATCTGTCCTGCTTCTGTGGTGTTAAGTCCACGAATCTCGGCAATGTTAGACCATAGGCCGTAGAACATTTCCTTACGCTTACCGATATCAGGGATAGCCTCAAATGTCTCAGAGATCATCTTTGCATCATTCTTGGTAAATACAAGACGTGCCAAACGATACATCTGTAGCGGAGCATCTTTTGCTTCTAAATCAAATGAATCATTCTTAAACATTGGGGCAATACTAAACTTCGCCTTGAATCTATCAATGCGAGCACCGATTGATGCGCTAGATAGACGTAGGGTTCCCTTACCACCGGTGCCTTTTACAAGGCTAACGATCTCTTCTTTGCCATCAATAAGCGCCTTAGATACGCCATCAGTTGTTGGAAGATCTCCAAACATACTTGAAATAAAACTAGGAGCAATTCTATCTACGTTAAATACACGGTCTGCTCCGGTCATTGCTGCGATACGCAACTGACGACCAGTATCAAGACGTGGGATAATGACACGCTTGCGACCAGCAGATCCTGCTAATACTGCTACTGCTTCTTCTGTGTTTTCAAAGAATGCTCGTGCTGATGTAGCATTGGTAATCTGGTTCTTCTGGAAAGCACGGATAACTTCTGGACCATATTCAGGAGCCAAGATCTCTAGTTCACGTTTAATTGCCGCTGCTTCTTTAGGAGAGCGAGCTTGTGCCTTGGTGTAGCGATCTAGCGTTGCACCATATGTATCCCAGAATGCTGCCACCTTTGGGTTAGCAAAAGTCTCTGCTACCTTCTTGCCACCGGTGACTGCCTCAAGTGAGTACTTACCAACCACATAAAGACTACGTATTTTAGAAGCTACTACTAGTGGATCTACAAAGAATCGAAATGCTGTATCTACTACACCTGATGTAAGGCCATAGACTAGGCCATTCTTCTCAAGTGATTCTGGAAGGATAGCGTTAGCAAGTTGACGACCTGGTGAGAACTTAGCACGATCTACGACCCCAAGGGTTTCGTTGAATAATGCACGTTCTGTCTCTACATCTGCTACCCCAGGAATAACTTTATTCTGAGGATCTGCAAGCATAATGTACTTCATCTGCTCAGGTGTAGCAGTTGCTGCGATATCTGCAAGGCTCTCACGAGACTTAATACGCATAGCAATATCTACTGCATCTTGACCGTAGAGGCTCTTAGCCTTTTCAATACGACCTTCGTTGTAAACCTTGTCGCCTTTATCATTTGCTTTATCCCAAGCAAACCCAAGTTCACCTTGTGATAGCGGAATAGCAACAGCACGGTATGCACGAGTAGTTGCATCAGCAACTTCGATAAGACCCTTAAAGGCTAGCGTTAAAGGATTGTAGTGGAATGCCGTTGACATCCAACCTTTACCTGGTTTTTCAATAGGATCTTCTTGGCCAAATGTCTTGACCATATCTTCTTGCTGATCTACTGGCATACGCTGAGCTGCCTTTTGTGCAACATCAGAAGGTAGGCTAAGGAGTTCCTTGTGCTTGTTTACCTTCTTGGAAAGAAGATCAATCTCACGCTTTTGTTCTGGCGTTAAACCAGCAGCGTATGCGGCTGCTTTTAGATTATCAGCCATTAGTTACCCCGCGATAGTGCTTCTTGGTATAGAACAGCGATTTCTCCTGTAGTATCAAATGGAAGCATTGCCGCTAAAGTATCTGAAAGTTTATTTGTAGCCTTGTTCATACGTAGAGCAGATGATCCAGCTCCAGCGCCCATATCAATACCTGAAGTAACAGGCTCGTTTGGACGTTCTGTTTCTGCAAACAATCCTGTTACCGGTGCTTGCTCTTTACGTAATCTATCTGATGGTTCTGAGACTGCATCAGGAGTCTTTGAAAGTGGAGCACCAGATTTAATATCCTGCGTCTCGACACCTTCTCCGTAAGCGATAGAACCCATCTTCATCTCTGGGGTTCCAACATCTGTACGCTTTGCATATGGTCCAGGACCTGAAACGCCAGCCATAGGATTCTCAGCCATCTGTTCCCTCCTGTAAATTTTCTAAGTCGGCGGTCATATCTTCCCACGCCTGCATTGTTTTAGTTTGTTGTTTAGAATGGTAAATACTTAAATCATATAGTTCTGAAAAGAACGCTTCTACTACTTGCGCTAGATTGTATATAGCACCTGTAAATATCACTAAGAAATCTGTCCAGCGTACAGGGCGGGGAACCTTGTCGTAGTCATTCATCGCCCTGCACACCTTCCAGTTAAATTAAGCGTTCTTGCCTTTACGAGCAGCTGGAGCGTATCCAAATTTAACGTCTCCACCCTTGACTGAACCAGCCTTTGTATCAACCTTTACAGGTTGTACTGGAGCTTTAGCGTGTGATCCTTTGTTCATAGTGCGCCTCCTTTCCTTTATGCTGCGCCAGTGATACCGGCTAGTAGTTGTGCTATATCGGGACGTTGACCAGCAGCAGGGGCCTGACCAGCTTGTTCTTGTGGAGGTTGCTGCGAGGCAGGAGCTAGGGCCTCACCTGCTGCTGGAACTTGAGGTGCCATTCCTGGCATACCCATCTCTGGGGCCATTGGCGCTGGTGGAGGTGGTTCTGGTGCGAACGCTTTCTCCACGATTGACTCTAACGATAATCCCTTTTGACGTCCCGCAATGACTTCAGCAATGCGAGTAACAGCCAAGGAAGGATCCTGACCTTGCGATGCCAACGCAGGGATGGTTTGAGCGTACTGAGCAACAGCGATACGTAGAGAGTCGCGTAACTCTTCGATATCAACTCGTTGCTCTTCTTGGGTAACATTAATCTCCACCGGTAATTCACGGCGTACATAGTCGCGGGATACAAGTTTATCTGAACGCATTTGTAGTAATGCGATAACTGCACGGTTAGGGTCCATACCGGACATAATTCCGTAGCGTACATCTACTCCGTACTCACCCTTGATGTCGCGTGATGGGATGTACTTGAGTGTGTAAGGTGTACCGTCATCGGTTCCCTTAATTGTCTTCTGAATAGATCCAAAGATCTTCTCATCTACTTCAAAGCAAAGACCGATAAGATCTTCAAAGAGGCGTGCAAACTGTGCCTGTGCTGCCTTGATCTGTGTATCAAAACCAGCCTGTAGTGCCTGAACACCACGTCCTGTAACGATTGATGCGTTGATCTCACCTGAACGTGACTCTGGGTAACGAGCACCAAGGCGTAGTTCACGCTCTAGCACACCTGATTCAGTAAAGATTCCAGGTGGTAGTTCTAGTCCAACACGGCGAATAGATTGTGGATTAGCAGAACGCATAATAGCGTCAGGTCCCAAAGCAAGTTCTTGCACATCTTGTGGAATAGCAATAGGTGCTTGGATTGACTTCTCAGCTGCTTGGATCTGCAAGATAGCAAATCGAGCACGTGCAAGCTGTACTGCTAGTACATCATCGAACTGACCACGTGCCTGCTCATCTAGTGATGGACGGATATAGACACGTGCTAAGCACTTACCTACTGGGTTTGGTACACGTGATAGGACAAGATTGTTACGCTGTGGCAGATAGATTAGATCTTGCTCTGCATCGTGGTAACGCACGATAGTCATATAAGGAGATCCTGGTTGGAAGTTATTCTTCTTGAGGATCGCTTCTGCAAACTCTGGGTATTGTGCTGCGATTGTGTCAGCGTCAGATACGATCAACTGTGATAGCGAAAGTGTGCGACCAAAGCGATCCATCTCTGGGTAGCAACCGGTTGGATCAAGTAGGCGCATACGAGGGTTGTTATCCTCATAGTCCATCTCCACCATACCGATAGTCATACCGTAGGTGTTGTACCAGTCGGCATTCTTGTAGTTCTGTAGTGAAAGGTTAGAATATGAAACGTAGTAGTTAGCGATTCGAGTGCGGGTGTCAGCTGCCTTACGCTGTGCATCAGAAACCATATTGTTTGCTGAGCAGTTAAACGAAGGTAGCGGAGCACCCGCCTCGGCCAAGTCACGTGCTGCTACATCAATGAAGTTAGCAACGAGTGGCTTTGGGTAATCCTCGGAGAACATTGATGGGAAAACTTTAGACAAGTCTCCCTGACGTACAGAAAGAACGTCGCGCATACGTTGGTCGCGTGGAGCGTACTTGGTACGCAAACGCGCTAGTTTCGCGTCAATCTCTTTAACTGATAACAATGGAACTCCTAATAACGGGGGATAAAACTACTTGCGCTTTGTGCCTGACTTGTAAGCTCCTGGCTTGTTGTACATATCAGAAGATGTACCCTTCTTGCCTGACTTAATAGCAGATCCAACTTCTTTGATTTGCTTCTTTAAATTTCCGCCAACGTTCTTCTTTGTTGGTCCTACACCCATAGCGGCTCTACGAACGTTCTGCTCTTGGTCACGAAGTGATGTTCCAAGCGCTGTCTTAACGTCGCGTACTTCACGCGCTACTGTCTTTGCACGCTTTGCAACTGATCCTGCTACGCCGCCAACCTTAGAGGCTAATGACTTTGACTTTGTCTTTGCTCCTGTTGCCTTACCAGCAGCGGCAGTCTTCTTCTTAGCAGCAGCACTCATAGGCTTTGGTGAGTATGCTGTTGATGTTTTGCTGCCAGCTACAGAAGTATTCTTTATGCGCTTGTCAGCGTTACGAATTACATTAGCGCGACGAGCAGCTTCTCCTGCTGGAATTACTCTAGGGGTTTCAGGTCCTGACAATCCTAGCCCAGCACGTGCTGCTGATTTAGTAACTTTTGCATATGATGATAATTGCTTAGGACGTTCTCCCGCTGGGAATTTTGCTGTCTTCTTTGGCTTTGGTGCCATTTTCTATTCTCCTTAGATGAATGTTTTATTTTGTTCTGCGAATAGTTCATCTAAGTTGACGACTATTCTTTTGCCTAGTTCTTTCCTAGACAAAAACGGATTCTTCATATGATGGGTAGCGTACTGCCCGTAGTTGAGCATCTCACGTGCTCGGATCTCACAGAACCATAGAGCCATCACTAAGTCCGTCTTGCCTTTAGTGGTGGGGGTCCACGTAATTAACTGCTCGATCAGTGCCTTGACATTTTCAGTCTGGTCACTAGGTAGATGAATAAGATTGTCGCGGTGGTGCTTACCATCGGATTGCTTAGTACCAAAGAGCGTAGCCATAGAAGCTACACCAAAGCCTGCATCCCACTTGTTAGAACCAGTGTGGTGTTCTTTAAGTAGAACGCCTCGTGAGGCAAGGTGCTGCCGGATTCCTTCATCTTGGGTAAGGAAGGCTTGGAAAGCATTCTTCTCTACGATCCATTCTGACGGTCCGTAAAGGGAAGTCCAACTAAATATCAGTTCTCGGATCTGCGCCGGAGATGGACCAGTGATCTTGATAGCATCAACAATGTAACGTTTAGAGGTACTTCGATCAATAGCATAGCAGATCGCAGCAGTATCACCGACCATAGCAGGATCAAGACCACAGATAATACTAAAGCCCGAAAGATCTTTTGGATGACCTGGATAACCTGGTTCAAGACGACCTGCTTTTCTCATACCGTCAATAGAACCTTTAACACATACTGGGTCAAAGGCAGCGTTTTCAGATATGTCTTGTTGTTGATAAACTAGCGCCCAGGTGGATGAGTCCATCGCTTGGCGTTCGTTGTAAAGGTTGCGTCCTGACCAACGTGGGTAGAGGCCGTCTTCGTTCTTATCAGATTCTTCTTGTCCATCAAATGGAGCATCAGAGGCTGGCCATAAGGTAACCCATTTATCTGGGTCCTCATCTATCTCCAGCAGAGCTGGCATAGCCAAATACTTCCAAGGAACTAGCCCACCTGGGTAGCGATCTTCAGAACGTAGCTCGCGGTAGAGATCTACCGAGGCTACACGTGTTCCAATAACGATCAACTTACCTGTAGGGTTCAAACGAGATCGCACGTCCTGGGTCAACCAGCGGATCTGCTTTTCAAACTCGTTGGCATTCTTTAAAGTAACCGCGTCGTCTACAATAATCATATCTGCACGCTTACCGTAGATCTGACCACCGATACCGACGGCTTCGATGTTCGGGTCCTTTTCAGATGACTCACGGAGTTCATCACCAAAAGTGACACGGGTTGCCTGCCACGAAGCAGTCTTAGAGTTAAACCCTACGCCAGCAGCATACGCAGTCTGTAACTCTTGATACATTGGGTGCGTCAGACGTTGCTTGATGGCGTAGAGAAAGTCGGCAGCTAACTGCTGCGTTTGGGATACGATCAGTACTCGAAAGTTAGGATTCCTACATACCTGCCACGTCACATAGTCCACAGTGATCGTGATGGATTTGGCGTGGTTGGGAGGAATGTTAATCAAAATACGGTTGGCCGCAAGGCCAGGTTCAA